ACAGCGACATCTTCCATCAGGCGAAGGTTAACTTTGACGAGCGTCGTGAGCTTGTTCAGGTTGTCTCCGGCTCGATTGGTCGTCGTATGGATCAGTTGGTATTGGATGCGCTTGCTGCTTCCAGCACGTCGTTGACTGTCAGCAATGACATCGGTGGCACTGACACCAACCTCAACCTTACCAAGCTCCGCACTGCAAAGCGGTATCTGGACAAGAACAATGTTCCTGCGGACGGTCGTTGCTTCCTTGTTTCGGCTGCTGGCCTTGAGTCGCTTCTTGGTGAAACAGCAATCACATCTGCCGACTTTAACTCAGTTAAGGCTTTGGTGAATGGTGAAATTGATACCTTCTTGGGCTTCAAGTTCACAATGATTGGTGATCGTTCTGAGGGTGGTTTGGCAATCGACGCCTCGCTTGACCGTGTGTGCTTCGCTTATCATCGTGACGCTGTTGGCTTCGGTATCGGCATGAATATGAAGACCGAAATCAACTATGTTCCAGAGAAGACCTCATACCTTGTAAACGGTATGTTCTCCGCTGGTGCAATCGCGATTGATGACGAAGGCATTGTCAAAATCACTTGCCGCGAAACCGCATAAGGGAGATTGAACAATGGCTTTTTCTTCAACAGGTTGGAACACGATCGCTGCCAATAAGTCTGGCAACGCTCCGTCCCTCTTCTCATATAAGTCTGCTGACACGCAGGCGACGATGAACACTGCGGCTTATTTTAACGAAGTGACAAGCCTCGTTAAGGTCGGTGACGTACTTTTCCTCTACGATACAACAACTCCTTCGCTTGTTATTACGTATGTAAATAGCAATACGTCGGCTGGTGTAGTTGACATTGCAGATGGCACGACCATCTCAGCAACTGATACGGATTAATTCCGTTGAAATGCTGGTGCTAATTGAGGGGGAGCAATCCCCCTCTTTTTGTTTGTGTACGAATAATATATAAGGCATTAATATTGCGTTGAAGGAGAACTCCCTTGGCAACTGGTGATACCAAACTCACAATCGTCAACGACGCACTTATTATGCTCGGAACCAACATCATTACGTCTTTCACTGACGGTTCTAATGCCGCTCAGATCTCTGACAGACTTTATGACGACATCAAGGCAATGGTACTTACAATGTACCCTTGGACGTTCAGCTACAAGAAAGTACAACTAGCCCAGCTTGCAACAACTCCAGTCACCGAATGGAAGTACGAGTATCAGCTTCCGGGCGATATGCTGTCAGGCCCAAGGGCTTTGTTTGTCTCTGCTAATCCAGGTGCGCGTCCGGTCACTGACTGGGAAGTGATGAACAACAAGGTGCAGACAAACTACACGTCTGTCTATATCGACTATCAGTTTGATGTTAGTGAAGATCTGATGCCGAAATACTTTGTCCAGTTGATGAAGTATTACCTGTGCTGGCACTTTGCAGAGCCTGTTACTGATCAGATGACCAAGAGCCAATACTGGGCTAACATGGCTATCGGTTCTGGCGAGAATGGTCGTGGTGGCTACTTCAGACAGGCCACTATGGTTGACGGTCAGAATCATCCACCTCAAATGATTGAAGACTTTAGCCTTGTTGCCGTGAGGTACTAATGACCCGTGTTATCAATATCCAGACCAATTTTACGGTAGGCGAAATTGATCCGCTACTGCGTGGTCGTATTGATCTTGCACAATACTATTCAGGCTTAAAGACGGCTAGGAATGTTGTAGTTCTGCCACAGGGCGGTGTGCGTCGTAGGCCCGGCTTGAAGTTCATTCATGCTCTGCCATCAAGTGCATCAAGCGGTGTAGTCCTAGTTCCATTCGAGTTCTCAACTAGCGATTCGTATATGTTCGCTATCGTTAATCAACGTGTCTATATCTATAAGGCTGGCGTTCTGATTACCAATATCAACGGATCAGGCAACGATTATCTGGCGGCAACTGAACTAACATCGGCTAGATTAGCTAACCTTAACTACGCACAGTCTGCCGATACGGTTATCTTCACGCATAAAGATATGCCAGTGCAGAAGATGGTTCGTGGTGGAACAGATGCAACGTGGACTATATCCAGCCTGTCATTTGATTATGTTCCAAAGTATGCGTTTACAATTACGTTGGCTACCCCGGCTGCCACACTTACACCGTCTGCAACGACTGGCACTGTAACATTGACTGCAAGTGCGGCTGTGTTTACTGCCGCTTTGGTTGACCAGTATATCAATAATAAAGTGTCTTATGGTCGGGCCAGAGTTATTGAATTTGTCAGCACAACGGTAGTTAGAGCGGTTGTTGAAATACCATTTTCTAGCACTACAGCAATAGCGGCTAGTAGCTGGGAAACTGAAAGCGGCCATGAAGATGTATGGTCAGTTACCCGTGGTTATCCCAGAAGTGTGACTTTTCATGAAGGACGGTTATATTTCGGGGGTTCCCGTGATAAACCATCTACTGTCTGGGGCAGTCGCGTTGGAGATTTCTTTAACTTTGATAAGCAGACCAGTCTGGATGATGATGCTGTTGAAGCTACATTAGATGTCAACAACTTCAATGCTATCGTTAACATTCACTCAGGTCGTGACTTGCAACTGTTTACGACTGGTGGCGAATTCTATGTACCACAGGGACTTGGAGATCCGATCACACCGGGTACGTTCCTCGTCCGTATTGCAACCAGAAACGGTTCTATTGAAGGCACACGTCCTGTAGGACTTGAGGCAGGCACGATCTATATCCAACGTGGCGGCAAGATGGTGCAGGAGTTTATCTATACAGATACTCAGGCCAGCTATGTCTCAAACAAGATATCGCTCCTCTCTGGGCATTTGATTAATACGCCTATTGATATGGCTATGCGGAGAGCCACAGACACGGACGAGTCTGATCTGCTGATGCTAGTCAACACAGACGGCACATTCACCGCATACTCTGTGCTTCGCTCGGCAGACATTATTGCTCCATCTACATTTGATACAGACGGGCTATTCAAGGCTGTAGCGGTAGACATCAGCACAATCTATGTCGTTGTGCAGCGCACCATTAATAGCGTCGTACAGTATCATGTTGAGTTGTTCAGCAGTGATTTTACTCTAGACAACGCAGTTTCTGGTGGAGCAGCAGCTAATGTAACGGCTACTAATCTTGCGGCTAAGACTGTCAAAGTCATTACAGATGGCGTCGTGCTTGGTGATGAGGTTGCATCAGGAGCTGGTCTGGTCACGTTTGATCGCTCTTCTGTTACATCATATCAGGTTGGTCAAGATTACACGGTTACGATAGCAACCATGCCTATTGAACCTCGGTTGCAAGTTGGCAATATGCGCGGGTATAAGAAGCGTATTATTGAGGTTGAAGCCGAGTTCTATGAGACGCAGAATGCGGCAATCAATACGATTGAAGTTCCGTTTAGGGCTTTTGATTCGGCAGTGCTAGATACAGCAGTAGCAGAGTTTACCGGACTGAAGCGTGTTGGCCCGTTGCTCGGATATGACTATGAGGGTTCTGTTACAGTGACACAAACGCAACCGTTGAAGATGACATTGTTGTTTTTAGATTATCGACTCAGCGTGAACATGGGGCAGTGATATGGCTTTTATAGCTCCAATCTTAGGTGTGGTAGGTGCGGTGGGTGCATCTGGAACATTTGCGGCCTTAGCTGGTTTGTCATCGGTCGTCAGTGCTGTCGGGTCTATTGCAGGCGGATTATCCCAGCAAGCAACATTGAATGCCCAAGCCAAGCAAGAGCAGATGAAGGCTAAGGCACAGGAACTGCAATACCGTCAGCAGGGTGTGCAGGTGCTTGAAAAGACACTAGCTACGGCAGCAACGATTCGCGCCCGTGCAGGTGCAGGTAGCATTGATCCGTTCGGTGGTTCAGCGGCTGCTTTGACCAACTACGCATTCGGTCAGGGCATTGAAGAGAAGCAGATGACCGAGATGAATGCACAGCTTGCCTTCCTTGGTGGAGAGACCACAGCAGCCTCGTTAAGAGCGCAAGGAAGTGCAGCAGCAACCGCAGGGTTTATCACCGCAGGAACAACGCTACTTAGCACTGGGGCTAACATTATGAAGGTTGGTGGCGTTCCATCATTGACGACACCAGTAGCACAACCTTACGGCCCTCCTGGATTTGTCGGTGGTGGAAACTAAAAGGATTAAGACATGGCTGAGTTACCACGCTACAAATCATCTGGCTTGCAGGTCGCTTCCCCAGAAGGGCAGTTTAGAGACCTATCTGCACCTATGGACGCCTTGTCCAAGGGTATGAACCAGATGACTAGCTTCTTTATGCAGAGCGCACAGGAGCAGGCTGTCGTTGAGGGTGAGAAGTACGGAGCAGAGAATGCACCGTCACTTGAGCAGATTGCTACTGCCCGTAAACTAAATGAACCATTGAAACCTGTTGCAGAGCAGTTCACCTACTTTGGCAGAGCGGCAACCGAAACATCCAACAGGATCTTGGCAAAAAACATTAGTGCTGATGCTGACATGGCATTGGATAAACTTAGTGCAAGGATTTCTAGTGGCGAGATCCCAATTAACCAGATCACGTCTCAGACAAATGCTTTGATCCAAGGGTACTCAACAGTCTTAAAAGACATCAACCCTGCTCTCGGTCGAAGTGTTGAAGCTGATCTGGCTCTGTCCGGCAACAGAATGTTTCTAGCCGCATCCAAGGCAGCGGCAGCAGATGCTTTGGCAGAACAACAAAAAAAAGCAGCAGAAACAGTTGAAAAAACATTGCCAGCATCCATCGCTCAAATATTCAAAACAGGGCCGATTAAATTGGCAGAAGGTCTTGACCTGTCAGTTGAAGCACAGCTTGAAATTGCAAAGTCAAAAGCACTAAACACAATCAATTCGCTGCCCCCAAAGGCGCGGAAAGAAATGACAAATAAACTTGACGGGTTCATTGCAAAAGCTGCTGGGAACAGCATTGAAGAAGCTGTTGTAACAGCCCAAACCTCTGATGAATTAAACAAGGTAGCTAAAGACATTCAAAGCGGGGTCTATACATCCGCAATTAAAGACCCAGGTGACAGAATTACTTATTTTAACAAGGTAACTTCTCGCATTTCTTCGCTAGATCAGGAAGAAGAGCGAGCAAACATTGGTCAGAGAATAAATCTTACGAAACAGATTGATGACATTAGCGCAAGGATTACTGCTGGTGGCAACGTGGCATTAGAAGACATTCCAACCGTCAGCGCGTTAACATCTGTTTTTAAGGACACGCAACTTGAAACAGTTCTAGCCGCTAGAACTAATATTGTAGAAGTGACTTCTGTCCTTGATAAAATTGCAACCATGCCATTGGTTGAAGTTAATACTATGATTAAAGAGCGTGAAGCGGCTCTTAAAACTGGGCCTGTAAAAGGCAGCGAAGAAGAATTAAAGCAGTTTCAGATAATCTCTGGAGCGTTGGAGTCGCGAAACAAGGCTATCCAAGCCGATCCTGCAACCTATGCTAGAAAATTTTCAAAAGTTGAACGTGCTTTTATAGATATGGGCAGCGACCCAACCTCGGCAAACGTGCAAAATTATGTAACGCTATCGACCAATGCACAACTAAGCCTTGGCATTCGTCCTGAGAATGTAGCTTTGTTGCCGAAGGCCGAAGCAGATAACATTGTTAATGGCTTTAACAACCAAGTTGCCAGTGGCGGTAATTTCGCTGACTATCTTATGACACTGCAAGATAAATGGGGCGCGGCGTTTCCACAAGTTTTGAAGCAACTTGGTAAAGATCTTCCTTCTGCTGCTAGTGTGATTGCTCCTCTTAATGGAGTAGACCGTAATGCTGCACAGTTGCTTTCAAGAAATCTTGAACCTAAAAATTTATCAGCATTAAATGATTTTACAAAACCTTATGCAGATGAAATTTCTAAATCTATCGACACTATAATTACACCATTTAGAAACACTTTATTTAACGGGGCTGTATCAAATGGCCCTGTTGAGTATGCAAAGTATCAAACAGCGATTGAAGTGTTAGCTAAGACATATGTTGCGAATAATGGGGACTCTCCAAACGATGCTGTTCAAAAAGCATATGACAAAATTATTGGGGCAAGATACACTTTTGGAGAGGGCTTTGCGATACCAAGATCTTTTGATCAGAATAGGGTTATAACAAACACGTCAATGATATTAAAAAATATTGGAAAATATGACATCCAATCTCCAGTAAGCCTTTTTGGATTTACCGCTGAACAAGCAAAAACTCAGTATATGTCTAGCTTAATAACGAACGGACGATGGATTAACACTCCAGACGAACGATTTGGTCTAAGGCTTGTTGATCAGAATGGCTCGCCAGTCTTGTTAAAAAATGGCAAAATGTTTGAAATACCTTGGACTATTATGTCAAAAACATACGGCAGCGGGTTTACGCCATCTGGCGGCAGAGGAACTGGTGCAAGAACAATGGAAGGTGAATTTGTAGCTCCAGAGTTGTTCCAATGACAATATTTAGAGAACTCAAGTCTACCCCATCGTTTCTGGAAGAACTGTCAGTTGGCCTTGATTTAACTCTTGGTGCGGTAGCAGAAGAAACATTTGTCAGGAACCCGATAGCATCTGCTTTACGGGCAACAGACATGACGTATGAGCCTGGTTCCCGTGGAAGAATTGTCAAGCAGTCTCCACTGATCCCAGCGGAAGACGCTCGCAAGAAGATTAAAGACCTTAATCTGGATCTAACTGTTCCTGATACTGGCATTGAAGAAGAATCGTTAAACTCTCTCATCGAGTTAAAAAAAGATGAAGTCGTCAGGCAGAGCATTATTGCCCGTGGTCCAACAGATTTGTATTCCACGGTTGCCAAGTTTGGTGTGAGCCTTGGCGTGTCGGCTATGGACCCATTGAACATAGCATCTGCATTTATTCCCGTAATCGGCGAGGCTAGATACACAGCGTTGATTGCCAACGCAACTGGTGGGTTCGGGAGAGCTGCCGTCAGGGCTGGCGTAGGTGCTACTGAAGGTGCGGTTGGTGCGGCTCTTATTGAGCCTATCGTGCTTGGTGTGGCAACGTATGAGCAAGCAGACTATACACTTTCTGACAGCCTAGAGAACGTATTCTTTGGCAGCGTACTTGGTGGCGGTCTTCATGTCGGTGTAGGTGCTTTCTCTGATGCCTTGTCTAAGGGGCGGTCAATCCATACTGCTCAAGCTGATGGCAAGATGGCTGAGATCCTATCCAATCTTTCACCTGCCACACGAAACTCTGCTGCCCAGTCTGCCTTAGCCCAGTTCCTAGATGGCAGAAAGATCGACGTTGAGTCCATTCTTGAACTTGATCCTCGCTATGCAACGCTAAATAACAGACTGCTTGGGTCATCTTCTCTTGTCCCTACCCGTGTTTCAACAGTTCCATTCGCTGCTCCAGAGGTAGTGATCTATCGCCCCGGCATG